TTATCATGTACAGGTATCAACCCTATTAGATATGGGCTATTTGGCGAAGTTGAATTACTATCCAATGAATCCTTTGGGATGGAACGAACTTAACTTGAAAGTAAATACTACTAGTGCCGATTATACAGATAGGTCAGTTCAAAGAGAATATGAACGGATAGACTTTTACGGCTATCTCGTTCATATTGTCCAAAGACTGATGAATCCCAAAGCCGGAGGAAAACGGAAAGGTATTTTAGTCTTTACCCGTTTTCTGAAAGAAGCGGAGCGGCTTACCTGGTCTATACCCGGAGCCGCAATCGTTTCGGGTGACACCCCAAAAGGTGAGCGCGAAAGGATACTTGAAGCGTTCAAGGCTGGTGAAATTTCGGTAGTGGCGAATGTCGGGGTATTAACCACCGGCTTTGACTATCCGGAACTTGATACAGTCGTTATGGCACGTCCTACAATGTCACTTGCTATGTGGTATCAGATAGTCGGTCGTGCCATCCGCCCGCATCCTTCCAAAGAATGTGGATGGATTGTGGATTTATGCGGTAATATCAAACGTTTCGGAGAGGTGTCGGACTTACAGTTGTTTGATGGCGGAAATGGGAAATGGGCAGTTTACTCGAAAGAAAGGCAATTAACAAACGTGAGATTCTAAAACTATGGACGAAGGATTTTTGAGGCTAAGCCGCAGGTTTTTCTCGAATGAAATGTGGAATGAAGCCCGTACTTTTAGCAGTTGTGAAGCGTGGTTAGACTTAATCCAGTCTGCACGATTTGAGGCAACGCCCCGAAAGGAGAGTATCGGAGGTCGAGAAATCTCTTATTCAAGAGGTCAATATCCTGCATCCATAAGATTTTTATCTCAACGCTGGAAATGGTCTGAAAAGAAAGTGCGTTCCTTTCTTGTGCATCTTAAGAAAAAAGGTATGATAACTGTTGAGTGCAATCAGGGAATGAACCTTATAACCCTATGTAAATATGAAGAATATAATCCAATGGGCACAAGTAAGGGCACATGCAAGGGCACAGATATTGAAAAGAAAATCAAAGAATTACAGTCCGAATGGGCACAGCTAAGGGCACAACTTGGGGCACAGTATGTGAACAATAATCTGCCGCAATCCGAACTTTTACAAAAATCAGGGCACACGGAGGGCACAAATACAAAGAAAGAAGAAGAAAGAGAGTATATAGATATATCTTTCCAGCAAAAGAAAGAAAATACTCCTGACGGAGTATCAAAGAAAGACAAGCTTTCTTCGCCCTCTCTTTCTGAAAAGATTGATTACAGCGGATTGATGGAATACTATAATTCCACATTCAAAGATAGACTCCAGCAGATAAAATCAATGACCGATGTGAGAAAAAAGGCTGTAAAAGCCCGGATAGCCCAATATGGAAAAGAGTCAGTGAGGACTGTTTTCAATCTCATTCTTCAATCCCCATTTCTGCTGGGAGCTAATGACCGCAATTGGAAATGTGACTTTGATTGGATTTTCAAACAGGCAAACTTTACTAAAATATTGGAAGGAAACTATAATGGGACAAGACTTAGTAAAAATCAACAGGATAGCGAGCAGCGAAAACGTGATTCAGTTCTTGCAGTCGCTACAACAGTCAGAGAAGCTGCCGCAAAAAAAAGAAAGGAACTTGAAGCAGAGGGCGTTATTGAATAAATATCCTGACCCTGCACAATTCATACTTGATTACAATCCAGATTTGCAGTTCAAAATTGTTAGGTGTAAGGCGACTCACTCCGATTTAGCCATGAATTTTTCCATACCTACATTAGGGCTATTGGCTTCGACTTATGGAGATGAGACCCCTTTGGAATGGTTGAAAATTCAATTCGGTACACTCAATGACTTCGCAGAGGTATCTACCAAGATTGCTAAGGAGCAGCTTAATGAGTTAGCAGAGATATTTATTTCTGAGTATTATTACATCAATGCAGCTGAGATATGCTTTTTCATTGCACGGTTTAAGTCTGGGAAATACGGACGATTCTATGGAGCTATAGACCCGATGAAGATTACAAGCGCTATGCTTGACTATATCAAGGAACGCCGCATTGACATTGAGCGTTACGAACGTGAGCAATACCGACTACAGCGCCAAAAGGAGATAAAAGAGCGCGGTAGCAACGGAATTCCCTATGTCGAGTATCTTGAACGTGAACGTAAGCTTGTGGAAAGTGGAGATGCAGAAGCCATGAAACGAGCGGCAAATCGTGTATGTAGTATCAGTTTACGTAAGTAGTGGCGAAAGCATAAATTTGACAATAAAGTATGAGACTTACAATATGTTGGACGACAAGAGGCAGGCAAAGACGCTTTTACTATGATATATGCAAAAAGTTTGGCATATCGGATTACATGAGTGTTAATCATGAGACGCCATGCGATATAAGGGATGAAGATATGGAACTGTTGAGGGAATGCGAAAAACGAGGGTTTATCCAAATAAGAAACAAACGGTAAATAATTATGGACATAGAGATTGAAAAGAAAATCGAACAATTGGAATGGCAGCGTGACAATGCAATGCGCATACGCTGCCCGTTGGTGGCAAGGAAGTATCAGCGCATGATTGATGAGCTTGCAACAGAGAGCAGAAACAAGAATATGAACAAGGCAGAACATGCAAGGCAATGACCACCGACACGGCAAATCAGATAATCAGCAAATATGAGAGTCTTGTAGTTCTGTGCACCTACAACATATTGCTCACGAACGACATCTGTTGTGGGCAGGTTATCGAGTGTCTGCATGCGATGAAGAGAACGCCTTATTACAAACAGGCATTCAAGCGGTATTTGAATGATGCCGATAAGGCAAGAAAGGAATACGAGCGTACTGTAAACAGCGTTATCGGTTCAGACCGGAGCGAGTTTTTCGCCGACTGCAACGACAAGTATACGGAAGAAGTGAACAAGCACGTGGATATGTTGTATTGGCAATTCAAGCAGGTTCTTGACGATAACGGCGTACCCCATTCCGCAGAGATTGCAAGGTTCGAACTTGCAAGGACATTATGTGATTACGCCTGCATCCAGTTTGACGAAAGGATTAAAGAGCTTCGGAAGAAAGATTCACGGTTTAACGGGTTTACGTTGGAATACCTGAAGCTTTCCAATGTGACAAGGATGATGAACCTTGCTTCCGACTGTTTGAAAATCGGGAAAACGGTCAATATGAACACAGAGCGGTGTACAGCAGCATTTGATGTGCTGGTAAGAAAGCTGTCGGATGCGGATAATATTGCCAACGCGATAAAAGTTTAGTGAGATGAAGCCTATTTATAACCTTATAACCCTCCTCATGGACTGGCTTTCGGTAGAGGTCGGAGCGAATGAAGAGTGGTTCTGAATTATGGAAATGAAGAAAAGCGAATTGACACACGGCTCTCTGTTTAGCGGCATCGGTGGCCCGGAAATAGCCGCCGAGATAATGGGCTGGAAAAACGTGTTCCATTGTGAAATAAACCCGTTCGGGAGAAAAATACTTGATTATTGGTTTCCAAACAGCAAAAGTTATGAAGACATCACGAAAACAGATTTTACAGAGTGGCGGGGAAAAATCAATGTCCTCACCGGAGGTTTTCCCTGCCAGCCTTTTTCTTGCGCCGGACAGCGAAAGGGAGCGGAAGATGACCGCTACCTCTGGCCGGAAATGCTACGAGCGATACGGGAGATTCAGCCCGATTGGGTTGTTGGTGAAAACGTTGCTGGAATCCTCTCGATGGTACAACCCGGCAGTGAAACTGCGTTGGGACGTGAAAAATCTCTGTTCGGAGAGGTTGACCGAAAAAGAATATTGCATCGGCAGGAATACGTCGTCGAAACAGTGTGTAACGACCTTGAACGTGAAGGATATTCCGTCCAACCGGTTGTTATTCCGGCTTGTGCCGTCGGAGCGCCGCACAGAAGGGACCGTGTCTTCTTTATTGCAAGAAGACTACAAGACAATAACAACAACATCGGGAGTGGATATACTTGTAGATTCGGAAGATTTTCCGTTTTTGAATCAATGGAAATGGAAGATAAACAATTCAGGGTATGTTTACAGAACAATCAGAGCGAAAGAAGATGGAAAGAAATGGAAGACTATCTTGATGCACAGATTGATTTGCTGTCCGAAGGGAAACGAGGAAGTGGACCATATCAACAGATGCAAAACGGACAACAGAAAGCAAAATCTTCGGATATTAGCTCATTGGGAAAATCTTCACAATCGGAAGAAAGGTTCAGGAGTAAGGAAACCGAAGGGACAGAACAAATGGCATGCGATAATCTATGTGAACAGGAAAAGGATTCACCTCGGATTTTTCGATACAAAAGAGGAGGCGATGAATGCAAGGTTGAATGCGGAGAGAAAATTGTTGCCCACCATGCAGACGCAGGGGTTGAAGGTATGCAACGGGAATGGGAAAACAACATTCTATCCGGTAGAGCTGCTTCCAACTCCGATGTCTACCGACATACACCATGCAAAACGGGTGAAGGATTTGAAAAATGCAGGTGCAAAAACGATGGCGAGTCGAAGAAACGGAAGCAATCGTCCGAATGGCCTAATGGATTTCCATGGAATGTTACCTACACCAACGACAAGTTGTCACAATCCCGGAACGGCAAAGGACCGGAAAGACGGCAGTCCCCGGACATCAGAACTGAATCATTTGTGTGCCCGCCTGATTGGGAAAACTTCCCTACTCAATCCCCTGTTTGTAGCCGAGATGATGGGATTTCCACCAGATTGGACGGTATTGCCTTTTCAAAGTGGCGGCAGGAATCAATAAAGGCATACGGCAATGCGATTTTACCACAGGTTATATATGAAATTTTTAGAGCAATAAATATTGTAGAAAATGGAAGAATGGAAAACTATTGAAGGTTATGATGGAAGATATGAAGTCAGTAGTCATGGACGTATTAGAAGCGTCAGTATGTTTTTAGGGAATCATATATATCATGGAAAGGTTTTATCTCCCACAATAGCGACAAATGGATATTTAAAAGTTAATTTAATATTAAGAGGGAAAAAGAAGACTTGTTTGGTGCATAGGCTTGTCGCGAAAGCGTTTATAGAAAATAGAAAAAATCTACCACAAGTAAACCATAAAGATGAAATAAAAACCAATAATAATGTTGACAATCTCGAATGGTGTAGCGAATCGTATAATTGTAACTACGGTAAAAGGAATTTTTTATTGATAGAGAAAACAAGGAAGCCTGTATTGCAATTATCGGTTGATGGGAATTTGATAAACAGATTTGAAGTTTTAAATGACGCATCCCGAATCACTGGGATAAATGCCGCACATATTTGTGATGTATGTAAAGGGAAAAGGAAATTAGCTGGTGGATATGTATGGAAATACGCCACAAGTAATGTATGAGATATTCCTGGCAATAGAATCTATAGAAAAAGGCAAATAGTATGAACATCCATCAGACAGTCCCCCGCTCCGATTGCACCTCTTTCGCGAAATGTGGCAAGCATTCCCTTGCCTATTGCCGGAAGTACGGTGCATCCGAATGCGGTCTGTGCGAGATAGTGAAGCGGAAACCGAGGAGCCGGGTGATGGTGGACGGTGTAGAACGCAAGGTGTGCAGCCGCTGCAAAAGGCCGCTTCTACTATCCTGCTTCTATGACAGGACAATCTATCGCAACGGAAAGGCGTATCACATCAAAACATCATGGTGCAAAATGTGTGTTTCGGAAGACAATCGGGAACGGAATAAAAGGAAGGAAAACAAATGAATATAAAGAAAATAAAGGAACATAACCCTCAATCCTTTTTAGACGATTTGAAACGGGTAAGAGAAATCATGGTCTATGCAGCGCATACCAACTCCTACTATAAGATTCTTAAACACGAATTGTTGAGAGATGCGGAAGAGAAAGCCATCACGTACTATATAACGGATTCTATATTCGCCAGAAAGCGTGATGTCATGGTAATAATTTAATCGAGAAAAATATGAAACAGACAGTAGAAGAAGCAGCAAGGGAAGCAATTCATAAGCATTATAATTGTAATGGAACCTATCCATGTTCAGAACGTGAATATTGCGAACATTGTAACGGTCATAATACAGCATTCGATTGTTGCGAATGTGGTGCAGATGAATTTAAAGAAGGATTTATTGCCGGTGCGAACTGGCGAATCAACAGCGTGTGGCATGATGCAAGCGAAAGGCCAGACAAAGGGAAGATGCTCATTGTGGAGGATATTGACAGTGCTTATGATTTGGTCTATTTAACCAAGAGCAAGCCATGGGAAGAACTTTCGGAAAAGAATCATTATATGCGCTGGGCATACATCGAAGATTTACTACCTAATATGGAGGATTAAATCATGAAACCAATTTTGCTTCAAGCAAGTTGGAAAAGATTGTGAACTACATAAATCAGAACATTCAATAAGGATAAGTTATGAAACAGACAGTAGAAGAAGCAGCCTACAACTATCTCCAAAAGATATTGGAATCAAGCGATTTTGAGATAAACTTTGAAGAAGATAATTATGATGCCGGTGCTCGCGATGCAGTACTTGATGTAACAGAACGGGCTTATATAGCTGGTGCTGAATGGTGCATTAATAGCGTGTGGCATAAGACCAAAGATGAAGTGCCACAAGCTCATGGAGAATACGAAAATGAACATTATCCGCAGATACCATGCCTTGTATATGGGGAATTAAGCACTGGAACTGGTTACGGTGTCCGCTATTGGAATGTAACAGAGCAGTGCTGGGACGATGAAGAGTGCGATGATTACGAGTGTTCCAAAGATGCCATTGAAGAATGGGCGTATTTGGATGATTTAATACCTAATAAAAAGCAATGATTATGAAATCAAAATATGTATTATCAGTCGAACAGATGAAACATTTGCAGGAGCTTGGGTTGGATGCAAGCGATGGAAGCATGTGTTGGTGTTACGCTCTTTCTTATAAAAATGCAAAATGGGAACTTGAAATATATGAAGATGTAATAGACCAAAAACGGGATTCTAATTTTTGGGAAACACTCCCTACTTATACTTTGCAGGACATTCTTGACAAGCTGCCGAAACGTATAGAAACGAAGATTATTAATTTGAAAAGACAATAGCCATGACTGAAGAACTCGTAACATTAGAAACAGCAAAGATGCTGAGAGAGAAAGGCTTTAATGAGCCATGTATGATTGCTATTAATATTGAAGATAGTAGACAATATGGTACCAATAGAACAAATAGCGAGTTACCAATAAAAGTATGTTCCCATCCTACTCAATTCATTACACAAAAGTGGATGCGTGAAACCAAGAACCTGCACATTTCCATCTTTAAATACGCATGTGGATATAACTATGATATATGCAAGGCTGATAATGGAACTCATATAACTGATGGGGTATTAAAGGGTCCTAATGATGGTGGACAGTGGAATACCTACGAGGAAGCACTGGAAGCCGGAATACAAGAAACTTTAAAACTTATATGAGAATGGACCCTGTTGTAAATGATGCTTATAGGCTTAGAAAACTTTTAGAAAAAGCAACGGGGCTAAAAGTATATAAGTCGGAACTAATAGCCAACTATTTTAATGGCTATCTAAGTATAGTACAAGAGTATAAGAATGAAACCAATCCGCACATTACAGTAGCACAAGGTAGCTGGTCGATAGAAAACGGTGGGGAGTATAAAATTTCACTCTATACACCTACAATCGTTATTAAAGGCAAGAGGATACTTAATACTCGTTTTGTAAAAGATGTAGCCTATAAGATAGTGGAAGCATTAAATGATGAATTTGGGGAAGATAATTGGAATACGTGCAATGAGGAGCAAAAGTGTTGGCTTCCCATGTCTCGAAACTCTTTCTATTTACAAATCCCAAATTTTGAGAAATATTAAAACTTATATGATTATGAAAGCAAACCTAATATTTTTTCTTGCGATATTCATCATATCAGCATTATTCATCGGTCATTTCCAACTGACATTCTCACCGTTCAGTGTATCCTTTCCCTATTGGCATAGGGCTGTAGGAGTTATTCTTATCGTTGCAGGATGCTTGGTTTACAACATAGGTGAGCATATATCAGGCTACAAGAAAGGACTGGATGAAGGTATGGAGATTGTTTTGAAAGAGTTAAAAAAAAGATACAATGAAGAAGATAATGTTCAATGAGATTTGGAAATCAATCACCCTAAATGAGTGCAATTTGGATGTATCAAATTATGGGAATGTTCGTTTTTCTAAAAATCATAAGAAAAAATCGTTTCATCTTAATAAATATGGTTATCCGACAATTCGCATTCAAAAAGACAGAAAGATATACACATATCGAATACACAGATTAGTCGCCCAATTATTTATTGAAAATCCCTATCCAGAAAAGTTCGATTGCATCAATCACAAAGACGAAAACAGACAAAATAATTTTGTTGAAAATCTTGAATGGTGCGATAGGAATTACAATAACAACTATGGCAGTCACAACGAAAAAATAGCAAAAAGCAAGAGTAAGCCAATCATTCAATATGATTTGAACGGAAATATTGTTAGAGAATGGGAGTCTGCATCTGTTGCTGCAAGAACATTAGGGTGCGCTCAATCAGGAATAAATTGGTGTTGTTTAAGAAAACCAAAACACAACACATGTATAGGTTTTATTTGGAGATTTGCGGACGATAAAGATACTAGATATAAAAATGGAAAATCTATAATCAAATATGATTGTAATGGAAATTTTATTGAGGAATATATAAACATTACCTCTGCCGCTAAAGAGAATAAGATATGTATAACTTCAATAACCAACTGCGCTAAAGGTCGGTCAAAGACCGCAGGAGGTTTTAAATGGGAATATAAACATGTATAATAAAATGAAGAAGATACTTTTTTCAGATAAATACAGTCTAACCCAGGCTGTATTGGATGGTCGGAAGACTATGACGAGAAGAATAATCAAATGTCCAAGAACTTTTAAAGGAGAATGGGTTGCCGGATTCAATATACACAGACGCCATTCTGATAAAAAGATTGTTGGTTGGCCTTATATGTATGATGCAGATGAAAGAGAGTTTGATATGGGCGAGATATTGCCAAAATACAAAGTAGGTGAAGTCGTTGCCGTTGCACAGAGATACAAAGATGTAGTAGAAAAAAGGAACGAAGCCCAAGAAACATTATGTCTATATAAAATAGGTGAAGAATATCTTACAATGGAAGAAATGGGAGCAGGATGGAGTAATACCATGTTTACAAAGGCTGACCTCATGCCCCATCATATCCGCATTACCAACATCAAGATAGAACGGTTGCAAGACATTTCCGATGAAGATTGCCTGCGTGAGGGCGTTGAACTGAATACTCGCCAATATGAATATGATGGAACAAAAAAATATTGCGTCTGTGGATTGGGACATTGGCGAGCGATTGGCTGCACCGACTTTGATACTCCTCGTGAAGCCTTTGCCGCCCTCATAGATAAAGTCTCCGGCAAAGGTACATGGGAATCCAATCCCTATGTATTCGTTTATGAATTTGAACTGATTGATTAAAAACGAGAAAAGATATTGATTATGAAGCGTGAAATAAAATTCAGAGGGAAAAGTGTTGATAATAATGAATGGGTGTATGGCGATTTAATTCATATTGGAAATGGATGTATTATATATCAAGGCTCACAAAGTGATTATCAAATTACCAACAAGACAGGTGTAGCTATCGAATTATTCGATGATGAGGTTTCAGTTGTACGTCCAGAGACGTTAGGTCAGTTCACGGGCTTATGCGATAAGGATGAAAAGGAAATCTATGAAGACGACATACTTATGTGTGAGCAACATATAGCTCTTGTATTGTGGAACAAAGAACTTGCTACATACGCATTACAATTCGATTTTGAAAAAAAGTCGGCATGAGACCTTTAGGAGAATGGCATGCTATGACAGTCATTAGTAATATTCACGATAACCCGAATTTGTTGAAAGAAAACAACCATGAGTAAATACATGAATTGGGAACTCTATGATAAACCGCCTGAAGGCTTCTCTATTGACAAGCATACTGGTTCTCCTTTGACCGGATACGACTTTTACACAAACGGGAAAAGCGTCTTAAACGGAGGAGTAAGAATTCTTGTAAAAGCTCTGAATGTTCATGTTAACAACATAGCAGACAACCACTACCCCGTGAAAAGAAACACTCCCAATAACAAAGAACCCAAACAAGACCCGATGATTAACCGTAATGTGCGCCAACGGGTAAATGTCTTTGCACGCGAGAGGTTTAAAGTAAAGCTGCTACAAGAAATAGAATTTGATTTAATGGTGTGTCAACTCGAAGGCTGGAGTATGGGAAGCTACGTCAATGAGCTTAAGCAATTGATTGATGATGTTTATCGGAGAATGGTTAAGACAAAGAAAAGGAATAGCAAGACTATCAGTAACCCAAAACTTGAATTTAAAGATGAATGAATTATATATACCTCCACAGCGATTAAACCGCAACCCTATTAACGGGCGGTTTTTAAAAGGAAGTATCCCTCATAACAAGGGGAAGAAATGGGATGATTACATCCCTTCGCATAAAAGGGAAAGTATGATTAAAGGATTAGCTTTAGGGAGAACGGGAAACCCTAATATAGCGGGCTGCAATGCAAAGAAAGTAGTAGCCATAAAGAGCGGACGGTTACAAGGTGTTTTCCAGTCCTCTAACGATGCGGAACGAAAGACTGGCATTTGCGCCCGTAATATCAGGAATTGCTGTTCCGGAAAGCGTAAACACGCTGGCGGCTATCAATGGTTTTGGGAAAGCGATAATAGTTGGTGTGAATTAATTATAAATGAATAATATAACCATGAGTAAATTAGAGCACATCGCCACAATTGATTACTGCTACTGGAGATTAAACAAGCTCAAAGAACAGCTTTCCAAGCCTAAATCGACTATAGAGCAGTTGGTTGATAAAGTCTGCGGTTATAATGAAGTGGAAGAAGTGAAAAAGGAAGCTATAACCCTTTTGGAACAGATTATTGAAAGCAAAAAGGCTATCGGTGCGGATTATTCGGGTGATAGTGAGTTCCTTGATAAATTGAAGAGTAAATAATGTTATGAGTAAAAAGAAAGTATATATCAGTCTGCCTATCACTGGGTATGACATAAAAGATGTTGAGAAAAGATGCAAATCTGCTTCTGAGTTGATAGAACAACTTGGTTTTGAAGCTGTATCTCCCTTAGAGGTATCTTCAAATCCGAACGCGAGTTACGAAGAGCATATAGGCAGGGATATTACTGCCCTGCTCCAATGTGATGCTGTAATATTCCTCGAAGGGTGGCATTATTCCAATGGATGTAGTCTTGAACATAGTGCAGCCGGGATTTACGAGAAAGAGAGATTGTTTTCCATTGGAGGATTGAAACGCTACGCAAAAGAAATAGGCATATGAGCAAACTATACAAAGCAACCCTCTTCGGTAAATCATTCATTATAGGATGGTTCAGCCATGCGGACAAGTGGTATCATAAATTTAGTATAATAAAATAATGGATATAACAGAATTAAAAATCGGTGACCGGGTGAGAATAAAACTCCCGTCACCACAAGGAGAAAGACTTTCCATACCCATGCAGGTAATAGGGCTGCTTTCTAGTTTCAACAATCCAAGCCCTAAAGATACGGTATATCTTGACTTTGAAGGAAATGAGGGAGATATATGGGAAGAAGAAGTACAAAATTTAGTGTTTTCAGACAATGAAGAGAAGTCATGAGAAAAGCAGACAGAATAATCAGACACAGACATTCCCGTATCCCGGACAAATACAAGAAGATTGACACTACGGTCAACGGGGATGTAGAAAGCCTTGCCGAACAACACAAGGAAGTGGAAAGAAGGCTATTCCCTCTACGCCTTAACAAGACCACCGTTATTTACGTCACAAAAGACAAACAAAATGAAGCATATGCAGCGAAAGCACGTAAACGGATGGGGATAACAGAGCCTAAGAAACCTTTCGTTGACCCACTTTCGGAAGAAAACATTACCAAGTTGTACAAGGAAGAAAAGATACCACCCCGCAGAATGGCAGAGATGCTGAATGCAAGTGTAAGGACGATATATCTAAGATTGGCTAAGTATGGACTTACAAAAGTTAAATGCAGATAGTAAACTTACAGGCATACAGATATAACCCTCACCAAAACAGCAAGCGGTATAACCCAATGGAGAACCCGTTCAAAGCGTTCTAAACGTTCCATTGGATAACTTGGAAAAGGCGGCAATAGTCCATGTAAAGGACATTGTCCGCCAATTCAAGCAGTTCATCTATGTAATCCCTTTTTCGCATCACGTTCAAGTTTTCTACGTTGTTGGCGGTTTATACCATTTGCTACGGCAAGACTGTTCAGCGTATCTTTCTGTTCGGGAGAAAGCATGTTATATACTTCTTCCCGTGATTTGCCTGATAAAATGGCCTGTACTATTTTCCACATAGGCTACGTCTGCAATGTTCACACAAAAATTTCTTCGCCACCGGGAACATCTTCTGTCCCACATATCCGCTAAGGTACTGCGCCTCTTCCCCGTATGGGTCGATGCCGAACGCCCGTGAGATATGCCGGCATAGATGCCCCTTTTCATGGTCGAAAGAGTTCTGAAACTCTGCCGGGGAAGAAGTAAGGGCTATAACCATTACGGTTTGCCTGTTTCGGATATTGGAGTAAGTGATACCCGTATTCAGATTGCAGGAGCGCATGTTCTTATAGGCATTCGTCAAATCCAGCCCCCTGCATCCTACCCGCTGAAGGTCGGCGATGATACGGTCGGTATAATAGCAGTCCACCGCATAATATACACGCACTTCCCAATCATAATCCGGTATGTAAAATTCCTGTATTATCATAGGCTACATCATCTGTTCCCACATGATAGGGTTGCCGGAGCCTATGCAGTCGGCATAGAACCGAGTGAAAGGCATTCCATTGTAAGCGTCCACATCATCTATGTAATCCTTAATGAACAATGCGAGATGTGCTTCGTCAGTGATAGAACTTTTGTAGTAATCCGACTTCGCCATGTTTGCCACGTAAACGCTGTCGTACCCTGCATCTTTCTCCAGGTTTACACTGTACTTTTTCAGAAGCTCCTCTACCTGCTCTTTGCTGATTGGCTCCAGCTTTTCTTCTTTACCCGTAGATTTATTTTCCATCTTCATGCGGGAAACAGCCCATAGGCACATCTTCTTGCTGAAATGCCATCCGTACTGGCTGAGATAGTCAGCCATTGCAGGCGGTATTCTGTCGTATGTATCTAATCTTTGTTTCATATTTTCCTGATTTTAAGTGATTGGCAAAAGAGGGGAATAATCCCCTCTCCATTACATAAACTCTCCGTTGGCGCGTCTGCGTCTGCGTTCGCCCATATCATCACCGTAAGGCTGTGAACCGCGGCGTTCGTTGTAAACCGGATATTCCGGGAAGTAACCCGGCATGCGGCGTTCGCCCATATCTGAGCCGCCGCTATAGCTTCCACCGCGTGAACCACCGCTGTTACGATAGCCCATTTCACCGCCCTGCATCTCACGCATGGCTTTCTCGTAACCATAACGGCAACCCTCTCTATAGGCTTCTTCCATAGGATTACCGCCTCTCATACCGAAGTCACGGTCATATTCTCCGCGTCCTTCTTCCAATATTTCCCACATTCCCATATTTTATTTCTTTGTTTTAGATGTTTCAGCAACTCCGAGCTGTTCCATAAGCCGTTTGTTCAAATCCATAAGGTCGGACATGTTCTTGCTCATTTCCGCCATTTGCCCTTTCAGAGAGGATATTTCCTGTTCCTGACGTTGTTTCTCTGCAAATTCGGGGTTCAAGAGCGTCAGCATCTTGTCACATCCCGCAATGACGGAATTGTGGAAGTCCATGCTATTGATAATGTCTATGCTTTTCTGTTTCATAGAAGCGACCTCGTTGTTCATCGCATCACGAGAGCATGACACTACGATATTACCGTTCTGTCCGAAGTCGGCTATATCCATGCCAGCAGGTAGATTTTGGAAAGTCGTGTTCTGCCCGTTGATACAGACAACGACATCCACAACCATTTCCATTTGGGGCAACTGTCCCATAGGGGGTGCCATAGGATATTTCGGCTTAGGAGCGGAAACGCTGACTACCGGACCGTATTCGATAAACGGATTAGCATCCTTATGAAGTATATACAACTGGTTATTGGTACGAAGTGATTGAAACATATTGGTTTGATTTTAAAGGGGTGTGGCTATTCCCATTTTGGAAACAACCACAAATCCCCATGTTAACTACTTGCTCTTTTGAGCGGTTGCTTCTTCTGTCGGAGTCGGTGCCGATGCGGTTGTCGGACGATACCCACCGTTAACAAGGAACAGTTCGTTGGTGTACTTGTTATAGTGAATTTCGTAGATACCCGTTCCGGCAAGGTTGCCGACAGTCACCGGCTCATTGTTGTAAGCCAGCAACGGTCTTGTATCCCCGTTAGTCCCTATCAGTATCGGGAGTGTAGCAGTCGTGCCGGCTGGTATCGCCTGGCGGAGACTGACATAGAAACCGCCTACATAGCTTCTGTTACGGAACGCATGGTTAGGAAGCTCCAAAGTCACGTTCTCCGTGCCGACCGTTACGGCTACCGTAGGAAGGGTATTGAAATTAGCCCTTCCAATAGTAGGGAACAAGAAAGGAAATCCTGTAAAAAAGTTAGGCCACATAATTACCCCCTTTCTTACCGGAATTAACCCCAGTAGTTGTTACAACCACAACCGCCACGTCCATACATTGCATCACCGGCGTAAGCACCAAAAGCCGCAGCACGGAAACAATCTGTGTTGATGGCTTGAATATTAGGGTAAACAACCGGAACGGTGTTAGGCATCTTGCATTTTATTCCATCGACATCGGACTGCAATGCCTGCAAGCCTGCTGCCAAAGGAGCAATCTGTTGTCCTACTGAATTCAGGATAGTAGCATTCTGGTTACGTTGGGAGATTTCAGCAGTCAAAGTGGCTTTTTCTGCTGTAAGAGCCGCAATCTTGTCCTGCAATGCCTGGTTCTGCATGGCGTCCAGCTTTGCAAGGATAGCATTGGTATTGGCGGTCGCACCGTCACGCAATGAAAGTGCATTCTGATTGGCTGTGTTGACAAGCGCGTTGGTCTGATTGCACATCGCAAGCTGGTTCTCATAGCCCATCGTGGTAATGGCGTTCTGAGTCCTGCAGCAGCAATCTGCAATCTGAGTAAGAACAGCCTGATTTCCGGACTGGAATGCGTTGATGATTTGCTGGCTTGACATGCCCACCTGATTGCCCACATTGGCGATAAGTCCCTGGATGTTGCACAGGGCGCTCTGTAACTGTTGGGTAGAGCAGTTCAAAGAAGAAGCAAGCTGGTTGATGGCATTGCCATTGCCCTGAATGGCTGACATCAGGTATTCACGACCGACATCACCGTTAAGCTCGGCAGGCAGACCGCCACCATTGCCAAAGCGGTTGCCAAAGCCGTTGCCGCCCCAACAGAACCACAAAAGGATAATCCAGATGAACCACCACGAGCCGCCCCATTGGTCTTGGCTGCCACGTCCCTGGTTCAGTAAAGCGAGAAGTCCGGGGTCTACACCCTTGCTTCCCATCAAGTTGGGCAACATAGCCATGATGTCGAATTTGCTTCCGCCACCATTTCCGTTGTTCCCGTCTTGATTGAAGACATACGTTCTTTCCATAGAGATTTATATTTTGTATTACGGTCAAAATCAACCGCATCACAAAAGTATAAATACCGATACTGCCATGAAATCAGTTGTTTCCCAACGCTTTCCTAATGTTTTCCCAATATATTCTCAACATTTTCCCGCCTTCCATACGTTCCTGGAAATTGGAAATCATGTAGTTTATCGCGCGTTTGGTTTTGTGGATTTTAGGAGCTATCTGCGAAGGATACATTCCCCTTTCGACAAGCAACTGTACAAGCAAATAGCGGGCGTCTACGGTTTCCGTATCCTTATCCGAAGATAGTATTCGGCTGGCGGGTATTTCGGTCTCCTGCGCCACTAGATTGATTGTTTCGGCAAAGATTTCTGACTTACACATAGTTTTTCTGAATTTTATATTTATCTTTGCCCTGCCACATAAAATATTTGATTATATACGAACAAAGCATAAGATACCGTGTTGAAGATATTAAAGCCTCCAACGGAAAGGGTCTTATGCTTTATCATGTTTTTATGTGGCAATATCAACGTGATTTCGTTGGGGGCTTTCTTTATACTCTAAGCCCCGAAAGAGTGTCAACTACAAGCCGACTTCTACATCGTTAATTTATTTCTTATCTTTATGGTGAGCCAAACAATTACGAACAAAACACATGTCAGATTTATCGAAATGCTGGCACCACCGTAATTGATTTTAAATTTTTCCCACCACGACAGTTCCCTCTCTACCGGATAAGGCTTGGGCACTTCAATCCTTCTTATCTTTTCGATAAAATACGGCATTTTGACCGTTACCGTAGCATGAGGATAAATGCCCAATGAATGATTCAATATCCCGTTGCTAAATGAAGCATAGCTGTAGGCATACGGATTGCGAAGGAATGACGTTGTATCGGCAACAGATACGCTGTCCTTGTAAGGTATCAGCTTCTCTTGAAATGTAGTATCATGGAAAACCACACTGTCAAGAACCTTTGTCTCAACCGGCATATAAACAGTCCTCGTCCTACAGGAATACACCGTCAACGCAAGAAATACTATATACACTAACTTCTTCATAACCTCAACAAATAATGATTTACAACCATACCTGCACATATTGCGGCAACCCCACACAACAAGTCTGCTTTGTTCCACTTGCCGTTATAGTAGTGGCAACGGTCGCTGTTTTCCTTTATAAAGAGCATCAGCAGTGCAGTGCTGCCACCGAATACTATGGCGGTGGATAGATAGACCACCGCACCTAAGATGTTATTTCTCATACCAATAATAGTTGATGTTATTTAAAAATGTAATAACTCACTTCTTAAAAAGTCTTTCATACGCTGCTCCCTGTTGCATCTACCCACTCATTAGTATCGTCATTCTTTTTCCAAACCGGTTTGTTAAGGGAAGTATCAAAATAATAAAAGCCAGCAGGAACATTAGTCGGTCTATTTTCACTATTCCCTTGTTTCCTTGTATTTGCTATAATACCATTTTTATCAAGCCAATTAGTTCCATCATACTGATATTTATGACCTTTTACATATGCGGAATCACCTGCTACCCACTGGCCTTCTGTTGGTATCTCTTTCAATAATACAGTGACATTCATACCATTATTCTGGTATACAAACCCAACAGGTGATTGTTCGTCTATTGTGTTATATTTTTCGTCTTTATCATCAATCTCCCATTTAGTCGGATTGCCGACAATAGTTTCCCCGTCATCAATTAATATAGCAGTACCACAAGTCAATAGCGGTAAATATATTTTATGTCTTTCATCTGAATTGAATGTTCTTCTTAACATTGCTGTTGAATTTGAATATATTGTAGAGAACAAATATAATCGGATAACCTTATCATTTTCCAGCCTATTTATACTGTAAGAGTGAGATCTTTTTGTTATTATCTTGCGTGCCTTATCCAAGACCTCATATAATTCGTATTTATAATCACCTATTCTAAGTGTGTTATTATAAGTAAAATATATCCTTTTTGCCGGGATTAAACTGATATTATTTTCATAAAAATAATATGACAACTTATTGGTTATAGATGAAGCGCATACAATTCCATTATAATATCTGCCGTTCATAGACGGAACTTCATATATAGTACCTTTCTCCTTTATGAATACATTTTGTTTGTAGTATATATCACCATGATTTGATGATACACTAACATAGCTATTGATAATTCTAACATCCGCATTCTCGCTTTCGACATATATGCAGGTAGGTTCTTGTATATAGACCTGGTCTTTTACATATCCATGATTATTAAATACACAATCCTGTATTATTAGAAAATTTGAACTTGATTCTCTTTTAAATGTAAATATTGACTTTTCATCAACATTTAGAGGATTTCTATGGAAATAGCATTTTATAAAGGTAGATGTAGAATCTTGTAATCTTATTTTATAGTGAACGGTATCTTCATTATGAAGCCCAAAAACAAAAGCGTTAGCATAATATAAATATACCCCGCATTGTATACCATTTCGGAAAGTAATATTCGGATTGTTTGAAAAATAAAAATTCATGTTATAGCAGTTATCTATAACTGTATTGTCGCCATTACTCTCCCATTTAACATTAAAATCCTTATGGGCATCATATTGTGGATTTTTCAATCTAGCCCTGTCATCAGCTCTTATATTATAGAGGCGTACATTATCTGCATAAACAGGAAATACAATGATTTTATTAAAATGACTTATAAATACATTCTCTATATTTATATATCCATCAGATACTATAGCATGTGCATTAGGATAATATTCCAAGTATTCTGTTTCTTGCCAACCTGAGTACTTATATCTAATATCCAAGTCTTTTATCTGCATAGTTGCATAAGGTGTACTTAATGGATTAAAATCATCATCTAAATTACAGTATATGGCATACCCATCATCTATTTGAGATAAAATAATACTACGAGCATGCCCACATCCTATTAGGCTATTATAAATATTAAGAACTATTTTTTTGCTGATATTGTATATTTTATCTGATAGTTTTACTGTAGGACAAACATTCAAAGCCTGCTGTATGGCAGCAGACCAATCCTCATCTTTAGGAGAATGAAACCACTCCGGACGAGCATGAGTATTTTCTATTTTCCCTTCTAAAAAGCCATTACTTATACTTCCACCTTGAAAATCGAACATACAACCTTCCGGCAAAGTTATGGTGGCACCATCCAAATCAAAATCATACTGAATCATATAAATCGTATGAGGCTGATTAACCATATCCTGTGTAAGTATATTTTTACCATCTATAATATTCCTACGCAGGATTTTATACCCCATTCCCACATATATTCCAGGATTATAAGCACGGTCGGCGAATTTTAAAACACTTAAGCTTTCCCCTTTGTCTACAGACACAAGGTCTTCGTCGTCCGCAAGATTATTTATTGTACCGCCGCCACTCGCGTTAATAAATTGCTTGGTTGATTCGGACAGCATATCAGGAGTAACACGCTGGGAACTGAAATTTGAAATAGCATCGCTTTCAACTTCCTTTATTTTACTGATTGCTTCATCTCGGATATCGGTCAATTTATCTTCATTTGATTTCCAGTTCTCGATATTTTCAAATGCTCCACCTGCAAATTCCCACGTCTCCACAAGTCCGCTATTGTTCAAGAATGACACTTTTAGCCCGGCTGTTCTTATATCTTCCGGAACTTGAACAATAGCACCTTCTAATGTATATTTATTGCCACTATCAATTCCAGATGAAGGATGATGAATGGAAACATTATACTCAGTTATATAGCTCATATATCCACCTTTTCCGGAACTAATGAAACTCTTTAGGACGTTAGGGGTGATAGATCCATTTTCTCTGTCTTCTTGAAATGGAAACTGCTCATTACCCGTCAAAACGTCTCTTTTGGGGAGTTGTCCAATTTGTTGTCCTTTTTCTGTTTTCTCTTCCATACTACTATTTATTTTTACTTGTAAGCAATATCGGCTCTTCGTTAGTCAACAACAATGGAGCGTCATTGGCTAATAATAAATACCCTTCATCAGGAAATGGATGCGGCTTATTTCCGCCAGCACCGGGAAACCCTATGGTAAGTATGCTGATTACGGGAATGCCGATTATAGGAATGCTGATGTGAGGGATAATGATTGGTTTCATAGGCTATCCCTCTTTAATCATTTTCGCTTCTGACACTTTCGTAGCACTTCTTATTGTAATTTCCATACCTGCCGCTATGCCAATAAGACGAAATATCACATTGGAAGGACCTAAGGCTTGATTGGCATTTGGGGAAAGCGGGATAGGATTCATGCCCTCGATATTGGCAAATACAGTCACCATTCCGCCCTTGTTCTTTATCTGTATGGTAACGGGATTACCGTCACTGACAAACGTTGCGTAATACGCTGTTTTGCCTTCTTCTTGTTGAAATGATAAAACTTCTGCTGCCATGATGTTTACTTTTTAGAGTTTCAATACTTGGTTTCTGTTGCCTTCTCTTCGGTGGCTGACGTGTACCCATGAGAAGTTTTTCTCATCAATGACTTGGTCGAAGGGAAGTTTCAATTCTTGTATAAGGTTGAACAATCTTTTGTTTTCTTTCGGGGTATTTGGAGTACCGACAATATCGGCAGCACACCCGTTCATGTGGTCGCTCGTTTTAGAGCCGCCTACTGCTTTATTAAGAGCGGGGCAACGGTATCCGCTTGTCACTGCGATAGGTTTGCCGTAAGCCTCTCTTAACGGGTCGAGGACATTGTCAACCAACGCTTGTGCATTGGGAAGCAGTTCTTGCGGCAATCTGTTGTCTATAGCTTTCTTATCAGCCGTTTCGCTTTTAACCAGTTCTGCAATTGTAAAGTATCTCATGTTATTCCTCCTTTCTAAAATATTTGTCATAAACCACACGAGCCACCCATCCGGCAACAACACCGACACCGAATGATACAACAGTAGTCAGGTTCACCCAAAACGGTGTGTAGTGCATGTAAAGCATAACTCCCACGATGATAGCGATAACAATCGCTGCGATAATCAGTTTCTTTTTCATTTTGTTACTCCTTATCTTTCATTCAAATTGTGATAAAATTCTAATCTTATATTCGCATAGACCGACTCTACATTCGTGTATGCCCTCCCGTTGTTCGCTCCGTTTTCATTGTAAATCTCCGCTTCAACGGCTTTGGCAACCTGTTCTATCCATTTCCTTTCCGTGTATTCGGAAAGCCTGTTCCCACGATACGAAAAGCAGTCAAGTTTTGAATTCCTGTCCTCGTGTATGTTTGTAAGCAATGTACGTATCTTTCTTGCAGTAGCTTCCTTGTCTGATATATGGTTTTCTTCACGCACTTTCTTGATAATACGGCACACCTTCTCAACGGAAAGGTCGAAGAATACATTGCTTAGCGTTTTTATACGCAGCTGCGTTTCGGGCATGAGACTTTCCGATAGCACGTTCAACCGCTCGTTCTGCGCACGGGTTTCTTCCAATAGCTGCCTCATGGTGTCCTTATAGTCTTGGTTTATCTCTTTCTGTGATGTCATAAGCTGGTTTACCATATTCATAAACCAACGGAAACACGCCACCATCAACAAGGCTGATAACACAAGGAAAAAACCTGCGGTTATAGCCATCATTCCGAAATCACTAATACCCTTTCCTGTTTGAAGGGCTGCATTTACAACTTCTGTGTCCATGTTATCGTTCATTTGTCAATTATTCATATCTTTGTGTCTCTTATCAAATAAGCGAACTACTGTCATTCCGTTTTGCTCGTGAGAGTAGGACGGGATTTTCATATCTTGCCGTAGTATCTGAACCATGCACCCCATTTACGTTCTTTCAAGTAGTTCGGGTTGTCTTGGTTGAGTTTGGCTTCCATCTCAAATGCGCTCGCACGGTAAGCGTTTTTATTGACCTTGCCGTCCCCAATCTTGTTGTCTGTAAACAGGTGGTACACGAAGCTCACAAACCATTCTGTCAAATACAGAATGTAGTAGAATAGCGGGATAAGGAGCAACCACCACGCACTGACATAGAACGCCAGCAATACAGACGGGATAGCCGCTATCTCCATGCACTCGAAGAACTGTTTCTGATGTATCCGTTCATGACGTATGGTCGTTTCGGACAACTCCTTCAGCTTCGTAAGGATGAAGCCGAAGAGCATTATAGTTGTGTAGCCGCCAAAGAGGATGAGTTTGGCAAACCAGTTTTCATAAAATACTTTTACTCTCATAATCAAAAAAGTAAACACTTTGTTATTTTATTAATATTATTGTTTTACGCATTCATTAGAACACAACCCAAACCGAAAATCCCTGTACTATCTGCAATATCAAATACACTATCGCCATTATTAACGACAGAATCAGTTATTTCTGTAACAAGATTATTGGATATAGACATCTTTTGTGTAATACCTCTTATTGGAGTATTATCTTCATTAAAAAGACTAATAGCAGTAGGTGCTCTAAATGAATACCATTCGATATATTGTTTTTTTATTTCAGTTCTTACTGAATCTCGATATAAATAAATAGGGATACTACTAAGATTGCAAATAAGAATAAGTTGTATATTAATTTCTTCATGTACTAAATCATCTGCAAATGCAATATTATCAACAAGTTGTTTAATATCAAATTCTTTGCCTGCAATCAGCTTATCTCCAGCAAATAGCCCTGAGGTCAATTCTCCTATTTTTAACATAATCATTATCCTTTAAACGGTTACACAATATGCTGTATTGTCATCCTTAGAGCCAATAGCCTCGTACTCGGCAGCGGTTTTCTTGGTGAGGGTGGTGAGGTTGTCGGAAACGAGTATATCTTTTACTACGAAAAAATTTGTAGCATTTGAATTCAATGCAATAAAAATTCTTTTTGTAACTAAGCTAATATTATTTGCATCGGCAATAGAAGTATGAGTATAAATAAACGAAAGTTCATAAGCTCCATTATCGGGATTGCAATATGTGTGACTCGTACTTACTTTAAAGATTTCTTTTTCTGTAATTTTTAGGAATAAAATATTATCACTTAATAATCTCTGTATAATATTTTTAAAATTATCAATGCTTCCAAATACAAGATTTATTTTTGATTCGGCTTCTCCTGCTTTAACTTCTTGATTTGAAATTAACTGTTGGCGAGCTTCATTTGTAATCGTAAGCAAAATGTGTTTATCATCCACATACTTCTTCGTTGCAGGCTGGTAATCGCCCGTAGGGGTGAAACTTTCACTGTTGGTTTTGGTGAGGACGTCGGATTTTTCAGGAACTTCCGCCCAATTCCCATTCTTACGACCGTATGCCTTGCCATCAGTTGGCGCTTCGTCTATACCGCCAATCTTCCCCTGGCTTACCCATTCACCGTTCACCCATGCGTAGTAATCATAAGGGGCTTCCGTACCTACAGCCATGAACCCGTCAACTGCCGAACCATCGGGAACAGCGGATTTCAAGGCTTCAAGGGTGGCGTATTCGCCGGCTACCTTAAATGATTTCCCAGGTTCTCCTTGTATACCTGGCTCGCCTTGTTCTCCTTTCAAAAATTCTAAAGGATAATTGACCACAGAAGCTTCACTGTCGCTTCCTGAAGGTTTAAATGCAGGCAATGACGTTACATCATCCGCTTTGTCCGCATTCGGTACTTCATTAACCCCTATGGAGTTAGCCATAAGGCGGGCAACTATTTCCTGATAATCCTGTTCTGTCCAAGCCATAATTATTCCTGTTTATCGGTTGCTTCTTCCGGTTGATTGTTGATAGCACGATTGAGCGCGTCAATAAAAAAAGGTTTGCAAAAAGCATTTGCATGCTCTTGTATCAAGGATACTTCTTCATCGGTATACTCTGTCTCTTCATTGGAGTTGTATATCTTCAAAGCGAGTGCATGCGATGCGATACCGTTACCGTTCCGGTATAATACATTCGCAAAATTCTCTCTACAATCTATATTTTCACAATGCTTACGGGTAATGTCCGTAGCAATCAGTAATTGTTTAAAATTTATCTTTTTCATGAGCTTGGGTATGATTTAGTTAATCTTCCATCTTTATAAAAAGAAAGTCCGCTGATGCCAAGAGACACTTGGTATCTTGACCCACTTAAATTTGAAATCATTGACAATGACCCTGCAAAAAGGGTGGTAGACGCAGTTAAGTTGCCATCACTTGCTATATTGTCCAATTTTAATCTTGGGTAAGTAACAGAAGTACCTCCGCCTCCACTATCAAGGAATGAAATTCCACCCACATCATATCCTTTTGAATTATAAAATTTTAGGCTGTTTGAATTTGGGTTTATTTCTATTTTTGTACCTGACGAAGCGGTTGATATTTTGCCAACAATGCTAACATTCCCATTTTCGTCTATCACCAAAGAGTTGTTAGGAGTTCTTACATTTTTAAACACCCCGCTGTTTGCATTTATCTCTCCTTCAAAATATCCACCAATAGCCTTTATTGTCCCGTCTGCCTGAATAGACACATTCCCGTTGGCGGATATATTTCCGGTAAAGTATATATTTTTGGAAACCACGGAAATATTATCAAGTGCCACATTGATTTCTGAACCTAATCCGTCTTTTTTGACATATAATTTAAGTTCATCGGTAACCCCATTGATGTCCAGCCCCAACTGCATTACATCTTCCTCTATTTTTGTAACAGACAATTTGAGGTTTTCCGCTGTCTGCTCAATCTGTGAGAACTTCTGATTATTACTTTCAGAAAGCTCCTTTACTTCCAACCTGATACTTTCCGCTGTCTGCTTTATTTCGGAACTCAATTTAGTATACAAATCCTCGAATGCGTTTTCGGCAAGAGCCAGCGAATGTATGTATATATCCCCCGTAAACTTCAACTCAAAATCGCCCGTTCCGTCCCATGTGCCGGAATATTCCTTCATTGCGTATTCCTCACCCGGTTCAATACGTTCGGTGAAATGCAGGTTCTGACCGGGAAATCCTATTGTCAGCGTTCCGGCTGTAGCTACCTTATACCGGAAAGAGATAAAGAAATTCTTCGGTTCTTCCCCTTCCTCATAGGTCGGTTTATTGGCTAAATCCGCATTTGACTGTTTAATTCCGGAAGAAAGGATACGAAGCACGTTTCTATCTCCGTCTCTAATAATGGCAGCCATAGCGTCCTTACGGGAATAGAACTTGTCGTTAACCAATAAGAACTTTCCGTTCACAGTAAAGAAGCGAACATCGTTCTTTGTCTCCCAACCGTTCGTATTGGATGCAAATGCCGCATTGTACAGATAATTATCCTTTGCCTGCACCTCGTCAAGCACTTTGGAAATTTCAGAGTAAATCAAATCTTCCAATATCTTGAATTGGGTCATAATGTTTATTCCCGTTTTCAAGATAAAGTCTCCCATGAACTTGTTGCCTTGCGGACTGATAACCGTCACTTCCTTGCCTGCTAAAGAATAGGAATCTATCCCGGCATACTGATGGATACTCGGTGCATCATCGCCATACACGGACAAGGTGATTGCGTTCTGACGCTTCTTGTCTGTTCTGTTGCCGAGTTGTACAAGGCTATCGCCTTCCTGCGGTATGTCGCTGTTTGCATCACAGTCCGTTTTGCTAAGGTCTATATAATCCTCGCCAACACCTACGCATAAACGCCAATAATAACGGTTGGACACATTCTCGTAGACACCCGGTTTGATATTGAAGTCTTGGAAACGAATCTGGTCACCTTCCTTGAACTGGTTCTCGATAGCCGTTTCTCCATCATCCACCAAAAGATAGCAACGCCAAAAATCCTCGTGTTCTTCTACTTTCCCGCATTTCATTCCGGCGGCAGTGAACATGTAGTTTCCGCCTGCATAAGAGAGCTTCTTTATCTCCAGTTCGGAGAACATCGCCTTAATACGCACAAAGAGTTCGTCCACTTCAATGTAGGATTTACCCGTCTTGCTGTCTACTTTAATAACAAAGCCTTCGCCGAGAGCACCGGAAGAAAAGTTCATGGACTGGATGTAGTCTGAAAATAATCCGCCTAAGAACTTTATTAAAAATCCAGCTTCGTCCGGTCTGTCTTTTCTTATAAAGAACTTGGATAAAGCCTCTATATCAAGAGCCTTAAAGTAGACAATTCGGTCGGCGGAAGTCCTGATGAACAGTGCTGGGTCGGCATCTGCGACGCATATATATATTTCCCCGAGATTCAGACCTTGTAAATGCTCTTCATCACTCGGAGATAAAGCAGGGGGAGCTGCCTGATTGTTTTCATTAAGAGCATCACCAAACCATAATATTTTACTAAGCCTTTTTTTCATACCTCAACCTTATCAACATTAGTAAATGCAGCTTTTTCTGCGCTGAATTGCAACATCTCTCCATCTTTGGCGTGGTCTATCAGGAATGCGGGGAAAGAGGCGGAAGAACCAGCTTCAGGAGAGCCACCAATACCTGCAATATCGTTATTCTGTAATTCAAGAGCCATATTTATATGGAACAACTGGCTATCTTCAATAACTTGCGTCATTTCCGGAACAGAACTTTCCGAACGGACATATCTTGTCCCGTCAATTTCCACCATAGAAAGGCATAAAATACGGTTTATGTGTTTTGCAAACCAATAAGGGACACCGTTTGAATTTCCTATTGTAAGATTATATACATCATAAGGTACTGCGTATAATTCTTCTATCTCTTGCATTTGGTTGCGATATTGCTCATTATCTATTCGAGGGGAATATCCTCCAGGTTTAAATCCTGCTTCCACACGAAAATTAAATACTTGCTGAATATCATCTACCCAAAATATGTTATCAAAAGCGGAGTTATTGCTTTTATGGGAATAACGGATAAGCACAGTTTCCTCTAACAAGTCATCAGAGGAGCATACGATAAAAGGTTCTGATGTATCTTCGTTGATTGTAACCGTATATACGGCATCCTCCAAGTCTCGAAGAATGGCGTAATACATCACTACATTGTCATTATGATTATATGTGGAAAGTGATATTGGTGTAGAATTTCCTGCGGCAAGATTGTTCAGGCTCGCTGAAACTTCCTCAGAAGCATTAGTGAATACCTGTATATGGATTTTATCAGAAGCGTGGAACTTCTGAATATAGTCCATATCAAGCCCAAACTTATCTTTTACAGGTGAGAAAAAAAGAGGGCAAACATCACCAACTTTTACCATGTCTTTTCGTCCTTTTATAGTGATGTGTAACTTCACACATCATGCGCAAATATACATACTATTTAGACCAATTCCAAATAATACATTGTAAAATAACGAGTGCCTGATAGACTTATATGAAATCTCCTCATCTATTAATCCACACTCTTGACTATCAAAGAATATTTTACCGCTTCCGGTCGTCCATAATTATAGCTTGCACTTTTTACGTAGCCTTTATAGATACGCCCGTTCTTTTCCACCCGAATGTAACCCGTCAAGTCTGACGGTATTTCCAAATCTCCGGTCTTGACGGAAAGTTCTCCTACTGTGAACAGTTTGTTTTCCAATACAATGCTCGACCTTTCGCTAACTCCATTGATTGTCACATCACTGTTACCGTCAGATGATGTAAACTCCAACGCGTTGGCAAAAGCACCTATATACCTTGCGTTTGCTTCAATCATAAACCTTTGGGAATACATGGCATTGAACATAGTAGAAGGAGATATGACACCGGATATTGTATATCCATCCCTTACAAGCTTGTATTTTTCTCCGTCAAGTGATGCTCCAACAAAGAATATATCATTATCACTGTCGCTGTCAGTCGTATCTTCACCTCTTTTTTCCGCAAGAAATTCCATACCATAAGCATCGGCTCTATATGGGCTAACTAATTCCAATACGTTATCTGTCAATGTAATGCCGGTGGTGTATTCATTGGTAAAGCGGAATTCATCGCGACCATTTACACTGTCGTAATCCTGTTTGTCATACCCGACTTTTACCCCCGAATAAACCAGTCCGGCATTCACATTGTATTCCAAATCGGAAGTGCTGTCCTGCAAGTCCTTTATTTCTGTATCTTGGAATAAAGTATCACGATGAACAAATGTCACCTTCTCGTCACCGATTACAGGGACAAACCCAAATTCCGCGCTCATCCAATTGGCGAATTTGGTATAAGATGTATATATTTTGGCATTGGGAAGTCCTCGTATGCTTTCTGCCGGAACTATCATCGCCATGTCTAAACGCTCATCTACTCCGGTGGCGATTTCACCCGTTACATTGTTCTTATCAGTTATAGACCTCAGTAAACGGTTAAGCAATACTTTAGGACTGATACAATCTATTTTTACAGATTTTCCACGCTCGGAAAAACTTATATTTAACGGTGTGTCAAGACTGTTGAATTTAAAATTAACGGGAAAATTTTGATATATAGGGTCAGATTTTGCAAGTGCTATATTGAAATTAATCATCTCACCTGGAGATATTGTCAAATTCTCATCAATATCGACAGTGTATGTATTAAATGTTTGAATTGTAGCGGATTGATAATATATTTTAAGCTCTTTACTATTTTCATTATAAGAGGAAAGCCGTATATATATCGGGAAGGATACGCCTGGTCTCTGATACGTAATGAATACACTGAATTTTACTTTTATCCGTATGGTCAAATCCCTGTCAGATATATTTTTGAACAGATATTCTCCGAATAGACTTTCCGTACTTTCAAATCGGTTTTCAGCCGTATCAAAAACCTCTACAATGTCCTTTGTCGTAATTTCCGGTTGTCCTAACATATAAAAAGGAATAGTATAATAAGCATTAGGATAAGCAGTCATTACATGGGAAACATTAGGCTCTTCCGCGTCACTTGGTATAGACCATTTTATATCACTGTTCATCAACAATCTGTCATAATCCAAAGGCTGGGACTCCTTTATTTCTTTTACCGGATATTCATACTGCGTGCCTTTCTTTGCCTTAATCAAGCTTGCGAGACTGTTGTCGACGGCATTTATTTCGCACGTCGTATCATTGTAGGAAAATGTGGAGTAGTCCAAAGCGCATCTGAACTTTTCATTTAACAGCCATGAGTTATTCCGGGTATAAAACACGAGTGTTGCGGATGAGTTCAGGTAATTCGACAAATATTCTTTCAGCAATAGCGAATAAGCACCGTTGGCAAACTCAAATTTTGTGGAAAAACTACGAACAACTCCGTCATAATCCCCTCTCTTGAAAGACATCTCTACATCGTCCCAATTAACAAGCTCATTTGTGGCGTCATATGTCATTCCGCCTATCAACAGTTCACATCTGTAATACATATCTATTTCTTTTTTGAAGTTGAACGTATCATAGCATCTATGTCATCACACATACGCCTGACCATATAGGCATATTCTTTGGCGGAGAACGTGTTTTCATCAATGTGCATTTTTACATGAGACATTAAAGAAACGCGTTCTTTGGTAAAATATTCCCTATCCATTTTTATTTTCCCTATATCAGGAGATGTTTCCTGCAATTTTGCAAGGCGGTAGTTGTCAGAAGCGGAAACGCTGCTTATCCGGTTCTTTATCTTATCATGTTCGCCCTCTCTGAATTTATAACCCAAAGCAGACATGACTTCTACAGCATCACTCCAGTTTCCGGAAGAAATGAGTTCCTGACATATGGCAAGGCAATTTAATCGGATTTGAATTTTCAGCACTTCATTTTTCCGGTTTATTTGGGCGGAAACAGACTTTCCCCCTATTATTGATAAGTATTCATTGCATAGCTTCTCGGCCGCCAAAGCCTTTTCTCTGATACTATATCTTCCGCCTTGAACAACCTTATCAATATCCCCCAGGAATATGTCTATAAAGCGGGAAAGGCATATTTTGTTTAAGTCATTATATATCATATCTTATACTCTGCTTGAAATCCAATTATAATCCGCGATATGGTTGGCTTTCTTCATAATCCGACCAATGTTCTGCAATTGTTTGGTATTGCTTTCCATCTTTCTTTCAAGTCGGCTGTAATCGTTGTTTACATTAACAACAATCCCCTCTTCTCTCATATTCTTTAGCTTTTGTTCCAATAAACCATAATCCGATGTAAGTCCTCTACGGTCATAGATATATGACAAATCAGGGATTACCTGCGCATGCGCCGGAAGGTCTACCAATGTCGGCTTATCAGGAGTGATAAAAAGCCCGTTATTAGTTACGATACCCTCTTTCTTGCCGCCATCACCTACTATTGCCAAACCGCCGGGATGGTCTTTTGTTCCTTTGGCGTATTTGGGAATGGGCTGGGCTGCTATGATAGCAACTTGTGCGGCTCCCAATGCGGCTACTATTGCGGCAAATACTGCACCAGCAATCGGTCCCGCTGTTGCATACGCTTTCATAATAGCCAATGAGGTAGCAATAGTCGTTTGAACAATAGAATTTGCTTTATCCCATTTGGCTTGCTTCTCTTGTAATGCAGCTTTTTTCTTTTCCAGCTCTGCATTTTTGGCGGCTGTCTTATCTTCGGCTGCACGTTTGCGAGCTTCTGCCTCTTCGGTGGAAATTGCACCATTTTCTTCAAGGGCTTCTATACGTTCTATTTCTTTATCGTATGCTTCATCGTTGGCTTCTTGTTCTTTTTCAACGTTTTCTATCCGGGCATCATATATATCGGTCATCAGCGAAGTGATGCCTGATACTATCTTCCCTACGGCTTCCGCCATGTTTTCAAAACTTAACTTTCCATCCTCTGCTACACCAGCCATTATATCAGATAGTCCCTCAAATATTCCGGCTGTTTCTCCAAGAGCGTCTCTTGCCACATCATTCATTTCTGATAGCCCGCTCTTGAACTTGTCTATCCATTCTTCCCGTTTTTTGGTAGCATCATCATAATTTATTCCGTTTATCTGTGCTTGAAGGTTGGCTAACCTGTCTTCTAGCTCCTGATACTTTTCACTATTTGGGTCAAGAAGAGACATTTCAGCCTCCGCCTCTTTCATAAGTGTTTCAAGACGCGCCTTAGCATACTTAACCCCAATATCATATAATTTCTTTTCGTAATCCTCTTTGCTGATTTCGCCATTTGCATATTGTTTTTTTATGATATTAGCTTCTTTCAAGGCGGATGTTTCCTGCTCGTTTACCACCTTATCAGTATTTGCCTCAATCAACCCAATTCTTTCTTGGAGGTTTCGCATTATGAGAGAATTTTCCCGTTGCATGTACTTCATGCGTATCGCCACAACATCCTCTCCATTCTTTTCTGCGTCCTTTATTTCCGCATCACGCATCATATTATTGAGTTGTATTTGGAGATTAAGCCTTTTGTCTAATTCTTCATTCGAGTTTTCTCCAATGGAAGCCAATCTGTTTTCAAGATTTGTTTTTTCTATTTCAAGCAGTTCTTTATCGTATTTATCGTTTATTTCCGCAATGGCTTTTCCTTTCAGCGTTTCAAGATTTTTCCGAAGCTCTATTTCTTCTTCTGTCCTACCCTTTATCTTTTTAATCCTATCATCGTATTCCTTGCTGATTTCAGCTATTTCTCTTTCTCTACCGTCAGCTATCAATTCTATTTTAGATTTGGATAAATCCTCTGTTATCTTCTTGATATATTCAGCGTATTCTTCCGCTTTCTTTTTTTCATCGTCATAAGCTTTATTATTTTTACCCGGGTCATTAACCAATGCTTTTACATCTACTAATTTTTCCAAATCATTCATTTGGTTCTTATACTGAATACTTTGCTCTTTTAAAGCTTTCAAAGTTGCTTCTTCCGCTTCAAGCTTCTTTTTTGCATCTATACCTGCTTCTGTTCTCGATAATCCCGTATCTACAAACTTTTGATATTCTGCACGTGCTTTTTCGACAGTATAAACTTGATTAAGCCGTTTAAACTCGGTTTCCTCGTAATTTGTTGCGGCTTTTGTCACTTCATTCATTACCCGTTTAGCTTTGGCAGTAGCGATAATCTGTGCTGTTAATAATCTATATGCGTCTTTTGCATTCCCCGTCATTATTTGTTCTTTTGTATAATTATCAAATAATTTAGGGAAAGTACTTTTTAATTCATTTGCAGCTACGATACGCTCTTCCATAGCTTTTTTATTATCGGTGGCAGCCTTATATAATAGTTCTAATTTGATACGTTCTTCTATTGTATCACGAATAGCTCCTTTTTGAGCTGTCCTTAATTTGTCTTGAACGGAAATTATTTCATCCAATGCCTTCTTTCCTCTAAACAAACTCGCAACCCAATCTATAATCTCCGAACTATACGCAGACAATAATGTTATACCTATTACAAGTGCTGATTGCCAAGAAAATAAACTGCCAAGAAGTTGTTTCCATACCGGAACCGCAGTTTGTCCTTCGGATTTCATCCGCTTAAACTCTTCACTTGCTCTTTTTAATTCATCCACAAACATTGGCAAGTTATTGGATATGGCAAGGAAGAATTGATTGAAACTCATTGTCAAAGACGGTAACTCTCGCAATAACTGCTGCGTCTGAACATTAAGCCCATTCCAAGAGGACGCATAATTGCCTACATTCCTTTGATAATTCCCAAATTGAGAGTCAATTTCTTTCAACTTATTATTCAAAGCATTGGCTTGCGCTATCAAATTCTTTCCGACACTACTTTCCCGGTCAGCTTCACTCAACGCCTTATACCTTTTCTGCAATTCAAGCATGGCGGCATTCATTTCATAATAGCTGCCGGAAGCTGAAATAATTGCCGTGGAATGATTTTTTATCAAAGCCGAATATTGCTGATTTTGCGCCATCAGTTCCGTATGCCTTTGTTTTAATAGCGAAGACTGCCTTATATATTCAGACAAAGTAATTTCTCCGTCTTTATAAGATTTTGCAAGAGATTTAATATCCGCATCAATCTTTTTCATAGCCTCTTTATTGGCTATGGTATCAGCCGTTAACTTAGTAACTTCGCCATCATATGCCTGTACGGTGTCGATTATGGCAGCATAGTTCATATTTGCCGCCTGCAATTGAGTGGATGCCTGGCTTATTATATTACTTGCTGTTTGGGTGCTTTTAGCCGCATTATCCTGCGCCGAAGACACCTGGTTGGATACGGAAGATAATCCGGCAAGCATATCACTTGCATTCTTGATATTTTTAGCGAACTGTTCAAACAGAAGGTTTAACTTTTGCAAAGATGACATTGAATTTAGTTGCTGGGATACTTGACGTAGCACGGTAAGTTGTTTCGCCTGAATAGATGCCATATTTTCTTGCGTCTTATTCAATTTCTCCAACAGCGAGGTATAATTACGTGCTTTTTGGGAAAGTTCATCAAATGTTTTGGGATTAGTTTTTACTCCTTGCGCCAACTCCTTAGCAAGCTCCACATAAGACCCTTTTGTACTATCAAATTCAAGACGGAGTTCCTTTAATTGTTGTACGGCTTTTTTGTCGACTAAATCGGTAATTATAAATTCGTTTGCCATAAGTCCTAATATTGGGTGTCATGCAACATCACATGATAACGCAAAGATATAAAATTATTTAGAATTAGTCTAAATTAAATTCATATATTCACCATTTCTTGCAAGTACAAAAATAAGTACCTATTTTTGTACAAAACAATAAAAACAAGTAAATTATGAGAACAGCCAACTATTCAGAACTAAGAAATAACCTTAAATACTATCTCGATGGTGTGATAAATGACAGTGAGCCGTTGCTGGTGCACCGTGCCGGCAATGAAAGCGTTGTTGTCATATCTTTAGATGAATACAACTCCATTAAAGAAACTGAATATATAATGAAATCTCCGGCAACGATGGAAGCTATCAGAAAAGGGGAAGAAGATATTAAGAATGGAAATTGCGTTTCTCAACATGAGGGAGAAAATATGTCAGACTTTTTAAATCGGGTTGTATGTACAAAATAACACTTTCCGCACAAGCAAAAGAAGAATACCAATATTTTGTACGAAGCGGTAATAAGGCTATAATAAATAAAATATTGTCACTGCTTGAAGATATTGCCAAACACCCTTATACCGGAATAGGCAAACCGGAATCTCTGAAATATGATTTGTCCGGCAAATGGTCTCGGCGTATAAATTCGGAACATCGCATTATCTATTCAGTTAATGATGAAATAATCACGGTTTATGTGCTCTCTATGAGGTATCACTATGGTAAAAAATAAAGTATAGGTGTATGCAGGCGTACAAACACTTGTGTACACTTACACATTTTTTATACCATATCAAGCCAAGTAATTTAAATATAGGCGATGAATTCAAGAAGAGTTTTAATTACCTATAACCCCCTAAAGTCCCCTGAAAGTCTCCTCTGTTAATCCCCTAAAAAAAGTATAAGCCGTTCTTTATGAGCGGCTTTGTTCATTTCTTAAAGTCCCTTTTTCTTTATTCAGTTTATCATTTCTGAAATTTGCAATGTCAAACAACACGAGCTATGTATCTAACTCGTGGATGCTTTAAAGGCTGATACCCTACGAAAGCAGACGCACTCAACATTTTAAATTATGAATATAAATGAAATTTTAAGGAGTGGCGCAAATGTACAATTAGTAATCAATGCGCTTGACCTTAAAGAAGCGTTTTTACAATGGAATGCAGAACAAAAGGAAGAAAGTTTTCCTATTCTACAAGAGGAATACAAAACACCTAATGAAACAGCAAAAATGTTAGATGTTGATAAATCTACGTTATGGCGTTGGGCAAAACAGGGATATTTAGTACCAGTAAAATGGGGGAACAAATCTCGGTACAAATTGTCAGACATTAGATGTTGCATGGAGGGCTAAGATATGGAAGAAAAGAAAAAAGGCGACCAAAGCCGCCCCAACGCCACCACAAATGTACACAATCCTAATGACTTGTGCAAAGTTCTTGAATAATATTTTCCGCTTAGGGTCTTTATTCATTTCTCTATAAACTCTTTCAACCGATACAGCCTATCAATAGCCGGATTGTAGAACGGGTCGGGGAAATGCTGGTTTATATCGTGTATATTCGCTTGTACGTACTTCTTAACATCGAATATATTCTCCGACTCGCTCAACTCTATTTGAGCGGGCAATTGAGCTGTTAAAGCCCAATGAACGATAGCCTTTACACTATCCTCATCGTATGCGTATTTACTTTCTTGTGCCATATAAGAGTATTTTTCAGCAAAGATATATTTTCTCTAAATTAGAACCAAACATATTCAATCAGTTTCCCGTTGAACATTTCGCCTCTCGGGCAAAAATTGAAAACCCCGTCTTTCTCATAAAGTATATATACTTTCCCCTCCATCTTTGCGGCTTTTCTTGCAAGCGAACGCATCTTAGCTATATCTGCCATTCTCTTTTTGTTTTCACACGCACATCCCATTATAAACCGAATTTTCTAAAATAATCCGCAATGCCTTGCTTTATATGCCTTTCCATGAATGCCTTTCTCGCATAAGAACCGACCTTGTAAATCGCCTGTCCGTATTTCTTTTCTATATCACCGCTAAAGCTTATCCCCACACTTTCAATCCTTAGCCCCTTATCTATCGGTACGGCTGTAATAGAATCGTGAAATTCACCCGTAATTATCAGGTTTGGCGTCCCTTTTGAACTTACAGGAGCGTTTATCAGCGAAGAATACATAAGCGGGGCTACCCTTTGCTTGAAAGCAGCATAGCCTTTGGCGTTCTTATACCAATACCCCGCTTCTTTGGTATTGAAATACGGGTCATTAAAGTAAGTAGGGCGTAACGGTTTGTCATTTCCGTTAATACCTGACCATAGTTGTTCTACAATATATTGGGAAACTTCTTCTCTGTTTTTTACCATAATATCCCGTATCATCGGTTCAAATCCGGTAGCAAACCGTCTGAAATTTTCTTCTGCTTCAATAATGTTAGCCATAGTCAAGACAATTTAGGGGCGAATGAACGCCCCCAATTAAACGATACCACCATCATAATATACAATCATCTTTTTTCTGTCTTGCCGCACCGGAAGATGCTATATCATCGTAGATGGACGAAAGGGTTTTCTCCCTTTCTTCGGGCGGTCGGTCAAGAAAAAACACATTCTTATGTGTGTTTATGAAGTCCCTCTTCTTCATATTTCTCACCCTCTCCTCATTGAATGTTACACCTTCTACTATCATGTCCAAGCCTCAATACCCGTAATTCCAGCTTCTTGCAATACAGAGGGAGATGCAAGGGTAACGGAGTCCTCGCCAACGGTAGTAATGACCCCGTTAGCATAAGAAGCACTTGTCGCCCCGTCCAACACTTTTTCTGCATTCTTTGCCAGTAATTCACCGTAATACTCCGTAATATCCAAATTTCCGAAGTGCTCAATCAATTTATACTTGTTTGATTCTGTTGATACCAAATCAACATATACCAATCCTTTCAATGCGTCAACGACATCAAAATCATAAGCTCTCACATCCGCGTTCTTAATATACTTTTCGTAATCCTTGAACATGGTTGCGATAGTCAAGTTGGCTTCTGTGCCAGAAGAATCCCAGTCCTGACCGCCCGGATAAACGCCGGACAGTGGAATGCCCGCCAAATCTTTCGTACCGTCATTCATTCCGTAAATGACGTTGTTCTCATCTACAAAATAAGCATCAAATGCCACATTCTTTGCCACCATGATGTTTGCTTTCAAGCTGGCATCGTAGTCCTGCAAAGTCCATACATCATTTTTAGCTGAATAGCTTGTGATTTTAGCAGGGCCGTATCCCGTAGCGGAAGTTTGCGCCTCTCCACCGGAAGGTGCATATTCCACAATCGTTTTGATAGGGAATATTCTTCCCGGACGGTCTGCATGGCAAGCCTTTTCAAAGGCTTCCGCTGTTTTCTCTGTAGGTATCTTATGACCGTGAATAGTCAGTATGATAGCTTTTATTTTACCGGGGTCAAGCACACACACGGAGCTACCCGTATTAAAAGTTGCAACGCCCGGACACTTTCTATAATCTGTTGCCATAACATTTTACTTCTTTAATGGTTAAATTTACATTTTTCATCTCGATAGCATCAATAAAATCACTGAATGGTTTCCCGTCTTCTCCTATTACCCCAACCCTGCCATATCTGTAGTTTTCAATGTAGGAATGTGGAACCACATCATTGTAACTACGGACAATGTTTATGTCTTTCTTGATTTCATCCAAGAAAATATTGTATATAGGTCGCAATACCTGCTCAAAGGAAGTCTTTTGCCGGTCTTCATTCGAATACCTTTTCAAAGTGTTTACCATAATAATAAACTCCAGGCTAACCTCAGTCTCGGCAGAACTTCTATCTTCCGTGAACGGAGAATAAAGACATATTATAGGAAACTTCAATTTACTTGTCTTGGGACTTTTACCCCATAAAGTTAATTGATTGCTTATGTAGGCCCAGTCTCCGAATAAAAACGACACATTGCTTCCGTATCTTTTCGATACCTTTTTTACAATGTCCGCAAATATATCATTTACCGGCTTCATATTCCCATACAGTTTATTTTACGCAACATACATGGATTGAAACATACACCAGCATATTCCTTTCCTTGCAAAAGTTTATAAACACGCTTGTTCATATTTACCATATCATTCCATGCCCTAATTTGCAAAACTTGTGGAGAAACAGCATCTCCATTGGCAGAGGTTACTGTTCCAACATTTGTTACGCTGTAATTACCGTCCGCTATATACTTGAAAAATATATAGCAAGCAATAGGGCTGTATTTTTCTGATAAAATAGCAAGCAGCCTATCCCATTTATCATCAACGCTATCTTCTTTTGAGTTAAGATAATCGGTAAAAGCCTTACACATATCCTCACCAAGTATACGAATCAAATATTCCTGTTCATATACGGAAATATATGATTCTATTTTGCCCAACTCCGCATCTCTTGTTATAGAGGGAGCGCCAGTGTCAGGATTTATCCCGACACTCAGCAACCCGGTGAAAGATTCGTAGTCAATTATCATACCGTATCTTTTTTCGCAGATTTACGTTTAGTGAACAACTCCTCGCAACCCAACGCTCTGGCATCATTAATCAGTTCGTTTGTCGCTTCAATTTTACCCTCGGCATAAAACTTGCTCGCAAGAGCCATTCCGACTGAAACTTCATCGCCTGTTTTATACTTCACACCATCCTTGACAAATGTTACGTTATAACGCTTAGTCAGGTTTATTCTATATTCTTTTCCCATAATTATTCTCCTTATGCTTCTTGAGTGATACCTTCTATTACAGTAGAGAATGTGTCCTTTACAAATGCGGTCTTATATTGCGACTTGATATAACACATCAGCCTCTTCTCTGCGATTACAGTCACGATATTCTTGCGGAAATCGTCATTCTCCCATCCTAAGGTAATAGACAATTCCCACAAGTCACGAATGTTCAAGTATGAGAAATCACCCATGATGAAATCTCCTTGTTTTACTGCTGTGGTCGTTTCTACACGCAATCCCTGAATCAATTCATCTCCATATCGGAATGGGCGGAGATATTGACCGTTAGCATCCTTAGCCAACTGCATGGACGCGTAATCCAATGGGTTCATCAGTACAAGGTTCGGACGATAAGCCATTTCGCTGGTGGATACAATTTGCGAATATCCAGCCACAAGAGCATCAAACATATTTGGCTTCTCAACATAGAAAGTAGAGAGAGAGAATGCCGGCATATCCGATGCAACGCCTTTTATTTCTCCACCAGAGCCATTGCCTGACAAAATTCCCTGCTCTTCTTTGATTCCAAGTTTATTTACCATTTCCGTTTCAACTTCATTGACGAAGCTGGGAAAATCCGACAGCGTTTCCTCTGTAAATTTAGCAGCAATAGCCACTTTGGCAGCGGTTATTGTTTTTTCTGTCAATGTCGCATCCATCAAAGGCTTTAGCCCACCTTCAGGAACCCATGCAGCATCTCCGTCCTTGCTTGTATATTCCGCATAAACCAAAGCCCTATTATTTGTGCTTGATACATTTGCATATTTTCTAATGACGGTTTGCGCTCTCGGATTGACTGATAAATTTGGGTCAACCTCAAGTCCGTAATGCGGAGCAAGGGACCCGGAAGTAATAGTTGCAGCGTCTTTCTTTTCCAGCACAAGATTTAATCCCAACTTATTGCCGGGAGCCGACTGACAAGCCGATTTCAAATCAAGAGACATAACGCCCTTCTTGTCCGCAGCAATATACTCCTTGAGCTGTTCGTGTAGCTGCTCATAAACAGATTTAATCTTTACCTCCCCGTTTTTACCTACTTCGGTAGAAGCCTTTACACGTAAAATGGCATTCTCCAATTCATTAACCTTCTCCTCAAAAGTCTTTTTGTCAATGCCGGCAAAATCCTTTTCCTTGATGTCATTTATGGAATCAGCGGCATCCTTTATGGATTTACGCAAATCTTCCAATTTCACTTCATCCGCAAGATAGCCTTTCACTTGTTTTTCAAAGGCTTCTCCCATTTTTTCGTCCAAAGATTCAAAAAACTTCTTGTTTTCTTCGGACAAGCCGGATGTGTCCATAAGTTCTAAAAATCCTAATTTCATACCGATTTTAGTTTTAATAAATTACATAATGATTTTTCTTCCGTTTTGCCATTACTGCCGGCTTCCATCCCTTTGGGTGGAGCAGGTATAACACCGTCCGGCCTAAAAGATGCAAGTGACATTGCTTTGGCTATAATTTTTTGCAAACGCTGTTGCTTGGTTGTACTCATATTTTTACATAACAAGGAAATTTCACCGCTTAAATCCTTATAAGCGTTTTCGTAGTCTTCAATTGACTTCAACCCCAAATACTCAGTTTCTCCATTACAGCCAATTGATACTACCGATATTTCATACAGCTTAACCTCTCTAACAATCAGAGCTTGTTTTTCGTAATCCCATTCGCAATTCTCCCATACATATTCATAGCCAATAGAGAATTGATTAAGCGTGCCTGACTCAAGTTGTTTTATGGCCCTATCTCCAAGTTCAATCTCATCTATGCGCGCCTCAAAATAAAGCCCTCTATCATCTTCTTTCAATTCTGTAATAAATCCCAAAGGCTCTGACATGTCGTGCATCCAAAGGAGTATAATTTTGTCATTTGCCTGGCTTTGCGGCCCTCTTTCATTGATACTTTTTGAAAAGCAACCTTTCAATAGAATATCATGAGCCTTATCCACGTTTCCGAATACAGCAGCGTATCCGCTGATAGTCCGGCTTTCGGGGCTGTATTGGACATCCTTTGAGTTTATGGAGAACAATTTATACTGCATCCCCATCTTATCTTTGTATTTATTTGTCATTGTTTCCATTTTCCTTACTGTTATTGACGTTATTTTCAACAGATGCACTGCTTGCTGCATTGCTATCAAAATCTCCTTTTGGATTATCCGGGTCAATATCTATGTATCTTGCAACTTCTATACGTGCCTCATCATGTGTTATCAAAGACTTATCTATCAATCTCTGTAAGGCATCAGCAACTTTAACCAATGTATTGGCTTCTGTCTCCTTATTGGTTTGAAGGCATTCAACATCTGTAAAATCAATCTTAATAAAAACACCTTCCGGACATATGGCTTTTGAAAGACATTCTGCTATCTTTCGGCTATCTGGAATGATTACGTCCTGATAAGCCTTTTTCCCGGCACTTTCAAGGTTGTCGTATTTGGCATCCGTAAAAAGATTGGCATTTATGCCCATTGCATTGGCAATCTTATCTGTACACCTCTTATCCTCTTCATGAAGTTTTAATTCATCAGCATTAAAATCAAGAGGAAGCCATCCTAATTTGTAACGTGTCACCAAAATGGGATATTCCTTGTTTACTAAGCCATAATCACGTTTAAATCTGTCCTTTATATCCTTTTCATCTTCCGAGGAAAGGGCAACATTTCCCATCTGGTCAGTATAATCATTATAGAGCACGCCTTTAGGACCACCATTTACAAGCAATGTATGGCTTGCAGACATAGAAGCTACCCAGTTTGATATAGGCTGGGAAAGGCTATCTGAAACGGACTCAAATTTGACATCAGCAGTCGCACCGCTATTTATTACTATATTGCTGTCATATATTACAAGATATTCATAGTCCTCCAACTCTAATCGAGTTCCGTTACAGTCTATATATACACTTGATATAATATTTTTCAGTTCGTATTGGCGAAACACCTTACCGGTTCCTTCCATATGGAAAATCTCAGGTGGAATTATCCACATTGCCTTAGGAGTGCTTGTTTTTGTCGCTCTAACAAGAACAATTGGACAATAGCCGAATACCTTAAGACATATTTCAATTTGCTTTACAAATGAAGAGAATGTTTGCAGCGGATTGGGAGCGTTGAGTATATTACGTATATCGGCAAATGTCCTTTTTTCATTTCCATCCTTATCTACCACATAAGGAATACCACGGGACATCATAGAACCGATTTTATCAACTACAGTGAAGAAAGGCGTACAGGAAACAAGCGCTCCGGCTTTATCCAAATTGTCAGTCATGTCATAATATACTTTCCATTTGGAACGCCTTCCAAACAAATCGGACAAAAACCAGTAGTTTCCTGCTGCATCTCTTTCTACCCGATTTACATTATCATACATCGGAATAGACTTTTTATTCTCTGGCTTCCAAAATTTAGTAAATATGCCCATATACAAAGCAGGAGTGACAGCAAATAAATGCGGCCACTCCCATATATTTAGTGTTTTAGTCCATTAATACGGTTGCGTGCAACTTCACACGCTTGTAGTGACCCTACGTGTGCAAATATATATATTATTTAGACTAATTCCAAATAACAAACAGCATTTTTATGATTATTTTTTTGATTTTCTTTTTACTCTATCCGCTATACAACACAATACATACATTGCTTCATAGACATCTTTGCCGTCATAGTCCATTAGATTACGCATAAATAAGGACATTTTATTATCTCTCTTGAATTTAAAATCTCGAATTAGCCCCTTAAATGCTTCAATATAAGAAAGTTTCCCTGTATTTTCTTGCCTTGCCCACACATCACCTATTTCAGCCCTATAATCGCGTATATAATGAAGCATCGCCTGCGAAGTCTCAATGTTTACATCGGCACCAGCGACCAGCGCGGCGATTTCTTTGATGGGAATCAATTCTCCTATATACGCATCGTCCACATATATTGTATCATGTACAACATACGCTTTCGCATACAGAAAACGCCCATTAAGCAGTGGATGTATTTCTACAATTGGAATGCCGGAAAATGCGACTGTCGCAGCCTCATAGCTGTCATATTCAAAATCTCCGCGTTTTTCTACGGTTCCGGTAAGAGCATCTGCCCCATCATCATGTGCGTTTTTCCCGAACTTCCTAAAAGATTTTATCTCTGCATAAAATTCAGGAAAGAGCACTTCCCAACCTTCCGGCATATATGTAAGATTCATAACCTCAGCGGAGCGGGTAAATATTCGAACTTCCTTATTCCCCGACTGATGAAACCATTTTATTTCTGTTTCATTATTGCCCATTATGCGTGATTGCCGCTCTACGTTTCGGGCAAAACCACGTCCACCGTTATTGCTTTCGATATTAGCCACGGTTATTCCGTCCTTAGCAAGCATGGTTGCAACTTTCGGCTCCGTAACCTCCATAGGAGCGTCCGTATACAGTATGCTTAAAATAAAGTTGCCTATTTCTGTATCCACATAATCTATGGAACATAATCTGTCACTGCCCGTATCTGCGGTATCGGTATAATTTTTCCGAATGGCACGGTTGGTATATGGTATTTCCCTATAAGTCTTGAATGTACCGTACATAAGACCTTCTATAGGTGTAGGGTTCTGCATATATTGTGTTTCAAAGACGAATGGATTTATTCTATTAAGATTATGCAATTCATCCAATGTGTGTTTAAATTCCCACAAAGGAAATTCTTTCCCGTCCGCTTCTTTTTCTATGACCGGCAATGAAAGAACAGTCCATTGCCCTGGCTCTGTTTTCATAAGATAGCCGCACAAATCATTCTCATGCAGGCGCTGCATGATTATTACAATCGGGGTGTTTCGGCTGTTCACTCGGTTACGGATAGTAGTTTCAAAGCGTTGGTTAACCTTTTCCCTTTTCACGTCAGACAAAGCGTCCTCCGGCTTAATAGGGTCGTCTATGACAATGGCGCCGGAAAACCTTGCCCCCTTTAATATGCTATCTATTTCTTTTTCTGTTTCTTTATCATCTATATCGTCCACCTCTCCAGCGCCAAATCCCGTTATCTGTCCACCTGTTGACACCGCATATACACCACCGCCAGCTGTGGTACTCCACTTCTTTTTGCTGTCTGTTCCTCTCTTTATCTGGACATACGGGAACAACTGTTGATACTCTTCTGATTTAACTATGTCTCTAATCTCTTCTGAATTATCGTGAGCCAAATCGTCAGAATATGAGAGATGGACAAACTTTGAGGAAGGGTTGAGTGCCAATCCGTATGATATAAAGTTCTTTACGGCTAATTCGGTCTTTCCATATCGTGGTGCAATATTGATTATCAGTTTTTGAATTTTTCCGGAAATAACATCATCCAACGCATTACATATGCGTTCATGGTGTCTGCTCACCACAAATTTGCGCCCTGTTTTACTTTTAAAGAAAAATTTTGTGTAATTGAGAACGCCCGACATACAAAATGCTTGTAGATACCGTACACCGTCCATCATAGCCTTTCTATCAGTTTCTTTGCATCCTCGACACTTATGGGTTTGCTGGTATTCATCTCTATTTCGGTAGGCTCATCAAACCCAAGCATTTTACATATACGCTCAATAGCCTTTATCTTATCATAAAGTTCTATCTTCACATATTCAACATCTACAATTTCCGGAGCATCACTTGTTCCGATATTTTTTTTCAATATCTTGGTAGATATACTTTTTATTGCTGATTTCTCTTTGTCAGAGAGTTCATCAAATTCTTTACGCTCTATCCATGTGTTGTGCATGCTGGCAATGGATGAGAAAGCTATACCGGACAATTCTTGTAGAATGCGTTCTTTAGTTATATCCGATTTGTTTTTTTGTTCCTCCTGCAACTCTTTGACCCTTTGGGCTACCTTTGGGTTGGACAACAACTTGCAAGATTCTTCCCACACTTGTTTATCTTTCATCTTCTCGCACGAATAGGCACGACGATAGGCATCGGAAGTATTACCGCTTTCGATGTAGTAGTTGCAAAAATTCTCTTGTTTGATTGTAAGTCCTTTCATGTCTTTTCGTTAGTATGGGAAGCATGCCACTTGACATGCTTTTGCAAAGATAATAAAAATATATTGCAATTATAGCGCATATTTTAATGTTCTTAATCATGGCTTATTGGTTATACACTCAACCCAAATTCCCGGCAACACCAGCCACGTGGGTATAGAGTGTCCTTTAGGCGATTTGGCAGTCCGATTTCACCTGAACGTATTGAGCCAAACGGCCAACGGACTTTCCTCTTGAATGGTTCCAAACTCCCGTATAACGACCGAGCCTTTCAAGGGGCGAATGACATCAACCTGCATCCGCTTCGAGGTTTTAGGTGGGGTGACACCCGTACAAGCATCCTCTAAGTGCTTCCTTGCATCGTACTTCCTGCGGTTTCCCGCCCCGTTTTCACAGCCCTCTACAAGGTTCCTTCATCGGTCAGAGGTGCACACACAGCGTCATGACCGATTGTATACTGGCTTTAAATAGAAAGCCCCGTAATAGGTACGAGCTACTACGAGGCAATCATATATAACCTCCATAAGGAGAATGTTTAATCAATGTCTGGTAACATCCCGTACTTGTTACACGGGTAAAAGTAGGAATGTTTTTTTGCACAATCGGAGAAAAGGAACAATCTTTAATATTTACTTTTCATTCTGTCGCTAAAAGGGGCTAAAAGGGAGCAAGAACGCCTAAAAGGATGATATAATAAAAATGATATACACATTACCATCTAATAATCAATATATTATAGATATAGAAGTGTATCTTTATATT